GTCAGCGCCGAATTTTCCGCTGCGACCTCGGCTTGCTTTTGTGCGCCGGCAACGCGCGCCTGATACTGCGGCAGCGTCTCGCCGGGCTGGCGTCCGACCTGGAAGTTTTTCTGCTCGGGCGTCGGCTCCGCGGCTTTGCCGATGACGTCGTAAATCTGCTTGGCGCGATCATCCAAGGCCTGCGCCTGCTCCTGGAGCACCTTGGCTTGGTTGGCGCCATTTGGAAACGCCGCATAGCGAGCGGCCTGCGAGCGAAGAGCGGCGGCGCGTTGCGTCAGGGCATTGGCAAAACCGTTCGGATCATACCCTTGCGGTACGAGACCTGCAGCCGCGTTCGGCATGCCGGAATCCGCTGGACCGCCATTCTGGCCCGGGATCGCGCCGCGGCCGTCCGGCGCATTGCCAGCCGCCGGCGCTGGCGCGCCAGATGCGCCGCCAACCGGGGCGCCCGTCGCTGCGGACCCGTTCTGAGACACGATGTTTGGCGAAGCGGATTGACCCTTCAATTGAGGAGGCCCGCTTGGTCCGACCCAATAAGCCCCGTCGGGGATTTGGTTAAAGTCGGCCTGCGAACGCGGCCGATAGGGATTTTGTTGCGAGCCCTGGCCGGCCATTGAGATTTCGCCGGGCTGAGATGGCTGTGCCGGCGATTGAGATTGTTGCACCGGCGATGTTCCGCCGGGCTGCGCCGTCCGCTGCGGACCGCGGATATTGGCCGGCCCGCTTGCACCCGGGACTGTCGTCGGCGCTTGCGCCGGCGGCGAGCCCTGCTGACCGGTCGCATTATCGATCGCGGCTGCGCCCTGCGAACCCATCTGACTTTGAATCAGGAACGGCATCATCTGCGATGCGTATTCGGCACCGCCGAGCTTTGTCAGCGTATCGCCGACCGAATTGACATCGACCGAGCCATCGGAATTGCGCGGCAATCCATCCGGAAAGGCGTTCTGCAGCCTGGTCGTGCGCGCGCGTTGCTGGCCCTGGAAATAATCCTGCGGCAATTGCGACAGCGGCGCAAAGTTCAATAACGGCGCGGCGTAGCTCGCACCCGAAGGCGCGTTGCCGACCATGAACGAGGATGCCGGATCGGGCATGGATCAATAAATCCCCGAGAGCATGGCGTTGGCGCCGTCGACCGAGCCGGGTGTAAGCTGCAGCGGACCGCCATAAGCCTGCGGACCCATTGCCGCGGGACCGGCGCCAGCGCCTGGCGCGGCAGGTTGCAAGAACGATTGCAAACTGTTCGCAAAATTCTGGAACGGGCTTTTCGGTTTCTGGCCCGGTTGCTGCCCCTGATTTTGGCCCTGCGGATTGTTCTGATTATTTTGTTTGTTCGGCGCATTGGGATTAAGCGCCGAAAAATCGATCATCGGCGCCGCATAGTTCGGCGAACCAACGACGAGATAGGGATTATTGTCGGCCATCGGCGCTGTCTCACGGTGCGAGGAAGAAACGTGGCGGCCTCAGTTCGATTTCTTCGGATCGACCTTGTTCTCGGTACGCGCCGGCGCCTCGAGGTTCTTGATCGCGTCGTCGAGCATGTCGCGCAACTGCTTGGCCGCCGGCAGCGAGCAGCGCAAATGACCGGTCGCGACGCATTTGACCTTGATTTCCGGGGAGCCGGGCCCGACCGGCACGAGCTCATTGGCGGCGACCTCGATCTGGATGATGCCGTTGCAGTTTCCAGCCGCATAGACGCCGTCGAAATAGATGACGGGCGCGGCATCCGAGCCGAACACGGCGGGCGCCTGCTTCGCGGTAGGCTTTGCTTGGGGAAGAGCCATGGTCAGGCAGCCTTTTTCAGGAGCGGCGCGGCATAATCGCGGGTGCCGGATTTCTTGGCCGGCGCGCCGCGGAAGTCCGCGAGCCGTGCGGCATAATCTGTCGCCCGCTTGTAATCGACACCTTTGCGATCGGCGCTGATATCAAACACGGCTTTCGGATTAGTCTTCTCGACCTCTTGTGCGACGAGTCCAATCTGATGACGCGGGTCGCCCTTATAGCGGAAGCGATACACCGGCTGGCCGTCGTCGAGCTTGCCGACCCGCTTGACGTCTTCCTTGGCGCGCTTGTCGGACATGAAGCCGAGGAGCGCCTCAGCTCCGTTCATGCCGGCGTTGATGATGTTGCCCGACGCGTTCAGCCCTGCAAGATCGGCGTTGGCATTGGCATTGCCGATCGAAGTCTGCGCGCCATAGGCGGCGTTGCCCTGGCCCATGTAGCTCGCATTGAGCTGATTGCCGAGGTTGCCATAGAGCGAGCCGATGCCGCTCGCCGCGCTTTGGCTCGCGCCGAGGTAAGGCTGCAATTGCGAGACGTAATTATTGTAGGTCGTGCCGGCGAGGCCTTGATTAAATTGGCTCAGAGCGAGCGCCTGATTGCCGGAATTAAGCGTCCCGTTCGCGGCCGCGGCCGCGTTGATCGCATTGTTGCCCTGTTGGGTCTGGAACTGAAAGCCGGGCGTGCTTTGAAGCTGTTGCGACGCCTGCTGATTGCCGGCCGGTCCATTAAGCCCGAGCGCGTTGCCGAGCGCCGTCGTGCCCTGATTTGATTGAGTATAGTTCTGCTGGAACGGCTGCAGACCACTCGCGTAATTGGTTTGCAGCGCCTGCTGGCCCTGACCGTATAGATTGGAAAGCTGGCTGTAGCCCGCATTGATGCCAGCCGTCTGTGCGGCCGCCGCTGCCTGCTGGTCGCTGGTATTGAAAATATCGAATATGCCCATGGTGCGCCTCTATTTGATCCTGACCATGACTGCGGACCCATTGCGATAAAGCTGGCCGACCGCAATACCGGCCGTCGCGGCCGCGGCATCATTCGCGGCATTCGTAAGCGTTCCGACGGTATCGCCAGCGAGCGAGCGCACCACGGCATCGAGCGCCGCGACATATTGCGCGAACTGCAGCGTCGGCTTGCCCTGCCCGTCGACATAAGGAAAATTCGGCTGCGGCAGCGAACCTTTGAAAGTAACAGCCATCGTTTAGGCCCCGACTTCGCGCGGATTGCTCGACTGCGTCCCGCCCAGGAAGCCGACATAGACCGGATCCGTCACGTCGAGGCGCCAGCGGTCGCCCATCGGGCCCGACTGTCCCATGTTCTTGACCGATGCTCGCGCGCGCTTTGCTTTAGCTTGCGCACCGAGCGCGCGTAGGAGCGGGTTGCCCCAACTTTGACCGCCGTTCTTGCTACACGAAATTGCGACCATCGGATTGATCGCATTCGGCGGCGACGTCACGTCGACGACGGTTCCGCCGGACACATAGGCGTTGATGAATTTCGTACCCTGCAGCTCGATATGCGTTGCATCGATAACGGTCATCGGGAACGAGCCGTTCGCCTCGGTCGTTCCAGTCACGCCGACGACGTTGCCCTGATCGTTGGCGTTGACGCCGGCTGTCGAATTAACGGTCAGCCGCACAACGCCATTTGTTCCGGCGGCCGCGCCCATCACCGTCATCATGATATTGCCGACCGCAATACCGACGCCCATGTCGAAATCGAAATCCGCGCGCGCGATGCGGATTTGGTTCGGGAAGTCTTTGACCGGGCCGGATTCGATCCGAAATAGTTGCACGGCGCCGTTTTCGGTAAAGTTTGAACTGTCGACCCAGAGCAGATTGCCGCTCAATTCGTCGCCAATGAGCCACTTGCCGAATGCCGGATGGCCGCCGGTGGCGCGCCAGCGGCCGAATAGGCCGTTGATGCCGAACGATGAGCGCTCGTTCCATTTTCTGGTCGTGAGGCTGAATTCCCACGACCATGATGGCGACGATAGACACCATTGCTTGCGGCCGGCGAAGGCATAGCAACCGGCCTCGAGCGTATTGCCGGCGCGCACCTGCGCTTCGATCAGCCTTTCGAGATCGGGCGAAGACACCTTGATCGGCGCAAGCGAACCTGCCGTCATCCAATAGACGCCGAAATCCTGCGCGACCCACAGGAGCTCGCTAAAGCCTGTTTCCCATCCGGCGATGGCGGCTGCCTGCACCAAGCCATATTCGAGAACGAGGAGCCGCGAGTAAGGGAAGGCCGGCGCCGGCAGCGCCGCGTCTTGCCATACTTCGCAGGATCCCGTGGTGAAGAGGAGCAAGAGCCCAGAGAACGCAATGCCGCGCAGCAAAGTGACATCGGACTTGGCTTGCGCCGTGATGTAGGTCAGCGCGTTTTGCGTCAGAGAGTTCAGCCCCGAGGCATAGCACTGGCCCTTAGCGATGGTGAAGAAGAAATAACCGTCCTGAAAACATACCGAGTTCGGCTGCGGCAGGTTGCCCTGGCCGTTATAGGCGAGCGGCGCGCCGGCGAAAACGATGCCTTGCGTACCTGCGCCCCCTGAGAGCGTGCCGCTGACGGGATTAAGGGTCGCCGTCTCGTTGCCAATCACTTCCGTTAGGGTGATGACGCCGAGCGCCGATGCCGCCGTGATCGACGCCGCGGCGAGCGCGGCATTGGCGTTGATGAGGGCGGTTAGCGCGGTCGCAATCGTCGTCGCGGTTTCGCCGGCGCCGAGCGTGTGAGTGACAGTAACCGGGAAGCCCGACAGCGAAGCGTTCGAGAATGTTAGCGAAACCGTATCGCCAGAGTCGAAAACCGAGCCGCCGATTGTTGCGGTCGCCGTTCCGCTGCCGGGCGCAACCGTCACAGTCTCATTGCCGGCGCCGGTCTTCGTCCCGGTCAGCGCAGTCGCATTGCCGACGGCCGTGACCGTCGTCTCGATCGTGGTCGCGTTGGCGATGAAGCCGTTCTGACTAACGGTCAGGACACCCGCCGCATTCGCGGCCGTGAGCTGGGCTGCGACCAGCGTCGCATTGGCATTGATGAGGTTTTTGAGCCCGGTCGCTATCGTCGTCGGGCTTTCGTTCGAACCCAACGTGTAGATGATATTGACCGGAAAGCCGGCGACGCCGGTATTGGCGAAAAATAGCGCGACCGTGTCGCCTGGCGCGAACTGCGTTCCAGCGATCGTGACGGTCGCCGAGGCCGCCGCAAGATCGCTGGTGTTGAGGATATAGGCGCCGTTGTCCTGATCGACGGCGACGACGTCCGGATTGGCGGCCTGGTTGCGTGCGATCGAGACTTTCTTCGAGCCGGGAAAGTTGCCAAGCAACGTCACATTGCCGTTGATGTCGACGGTTGCCGCTTCGTTGAGCCACGTCTCATAGGACAGGTTATTGACGATCAGACCGCCGCGGTAGCCGGACTGCGCGGTTGCGGCGTGCTGCGAAAGGCCGGGACTACGGCGCCATACTTGCTGCGCGGGACCGGTCGGCTTAGTCGCCTCGCCGAGCGGTTCGGCATAGCAGTTGATAAGCCGGCCCGAGCCTTCCTGCGGATTGGCGCCCGGGAACGACGACAGCGCAAACGGAATCGGCGTCGGGGCGCCCGTCGCCATTAGAAGAATTCCGAGACCAGCGTTTCGCCGGTCGGACGCCCCCGGCGCATGGCGCGCAGCGACTTTGCGGCCGCGCCATTGCCGACATCGATACCATTGACGCCGCCGAGGCCCTTGTTGACGAGCTTCACATAGTCGTCCGGCGTGACGCCGAACTTGGTGCAGCACTCGCCGGCGACGATGTCGGCCAGATCCGAAAAAAATGCGCCAGGAATATTGTTCGGGTCCGGCACATAGACGATCTCGAGCGCCGCGATTTTGCGGAATATGCTATCGAGCTTTTCGTTGACGTAATTGAAGTCTTCCGGGTCGGTCGGCTGCCCCGCGGCGAGCACTCCGAGATTGGCGAGCGCTTCGGTAACGAGATCGATCGATGTCCGATACTGACCGGCCATGACGTGTCCCCTTGAAGCCCATGGTTCGGCCGACGCTATACTGCGTTCGCCCTTTCGGGTTCACGCTTACGGCCGAACACCCTCTGAGGTAACCGTCAGGTCGCGGCGACTTAGGCGGCGTCCTTGAGCATTTCGCGCCGCGCTTCATAGAACGGCATCAGGAAGCCCACGTCCTTGTCGTCAACCCCGCAGTTCTTGCGCAATGCGGCCTCGGCTTCCCAGCGCGTCTCGAGCTCGCGCGCCGTCATCGCCTGCGGAATCCAGCGCAGCGCGTAGCCGCGATAGGTTTCCGGATCACTCGGTCCGCGCGCGTGCCCTTCGACCTTGGCCGCGGGCGGCGCGCCGTTGACCGAAAACGACGGGTTCTTTTCGGCAAGCTTGTACATCGGCACTTTCTGCTCGACGTGCCGCGTCTGCAGCGTGCCGTCTGGCTGAATGACGCCATTATGGAACATGAGCTCGCCGGTATCCGGGTCGCGCAACTGCTTGCCGCTGTCATCGCGCATGGGGGTGCGGATCGGCAGCGGCGTCAATATGGTTTGCGTGCGCGATACCTTGACCGGCACGTTCGCCCTGAATTCGATACCGTTCCATTTGACGGTCGGCGGATCCTGCGGTCCCGGGATATAGGTGATCTCATCGTAATTGGGGCCAACGCCAGCCGCGCCAGCTTTCGGCCGCGCCGCCGTCGCGGATGGTTCCGGCTTCCTGGTGGTCGTTTCGGTTTCCTGCTTGGTCTCGTCGGACATGACATATCCTTAAAGGTTTGAGCGAAAAAGGCGCCGACCCGAAAGGGCCGGCGCACGGCGAAATCGAAGGTGCCGAACCGACGAGCGCCGATTAGAATCGCGCCGATTAGTGGGCGCCGACTTCAATCTTGTCGGCCTCGGCCTTGGCGGCCTCGATCGTCTTGCGCGCCTCGCGCACCTTTTGCCATTCCGCCTGGCGTTCCGTATCGATCGCGCCCGACGTGAACCACGGATTGCCGGCAAGCTTGCCGACCAGCCATTCCTTGCCGGCTGGAAGCACCAAAGGCTCATAGGCCGTGAAGATCACGCCGTCGACAACGGCCGTGTCAATGTCGGCCGCGAGCGGCATATAGGTCAGCGTAATCGGTTCGGCGGCTGGCGCAGGCGCAGCCTGAGACGCCGCAGCGGAGGTGTGTTCGGAAGTATCGGGCATGACGTTTCCCTTGGTTGTGAGCAGAGGTCGCTCAGTTGAATACGAGAACACTCAGGATGAGCGTGCCGTTAAGAGCGGCCGCGCCACTGAGATTCTGGATGACGATCGTGACGACGCCATTGCCCGGCGTCACGGTCTGGATGGCGGGAATGCCGGTCGTGTTTGAACCGTTCTGCAGCGAGGCCATGACGAGGCTTGTCGGCGTCACGGCCGAACAGTTGAGCGTGATGGTTGCCGAACCGTTCGCCGCCGTCGCAAGCGCTTGCGTCGTGACGATGGCGGCGTCCTGGTTGAGTGTCGCGACGCCGGCGACGGCGGCGACCGCATTGGCGCGAAACGGGAGGATGGGCATGGCTACCTCACGGGATCACGGCGACGCGCCAGTCGCCAACGCCGGTCCCAACATCGCCGCCGCCCTTGGCGATTGCCGGCGGCACACGAATGAAAATGCCGCTCTGGCCCGAGGGAATCGCCAGCGAACCGTTGGCGACGCCACTCATTGTCTCGCCGATCGCGCAATAGACCTTCATGGTCTGCGCGCTGTCGTTGACGACAAAGACAATGGGGGGCGCCTCATTGCTGAGGCTCGATTTAAGGATCGCGGTGCCGTTCGCGGCCGCATTAAGAAAGCGGCAGAAATCCCCGATCAGCGGGAATGCCAGGGCCTGCGTTGCGTTATTCGCCGCAAGATTGTCGGTCAGCGTAAAGCCGAGCGTCGCGAGATTTTGTAATAGTGAATCATTGGCGATAGACATCGGGGCTAGCCCTCCAAAGAGTGTAAATCGTCAACGCATGACGGAGCGGGACGCCGCTTGAGCGCGGCGTCCCCTTGGCATCTGAAAACTCAGCAGATGGTCGCGGTCGAGCCCTGCGGGACCGGCGCACAACCGCCGTCATTCGGCCCGAAATACTCGATGATGAACACGAACTGCCCGGCGGTCGGCGCGGTGCCCGAATAGGTGACATTGACCCAAAGATCAAAGCCGCCGTCGAGACCGGTTTGCGCGATGCCATTGCCGGACTGATTGGTGCCGAGATTGGCGGCCACAATCGTCAGGGCGGTTCCGTTGAGGGTCGAGGCGACCGACTGCGCCGACACATATTGCGCGCCGCCCGACGCATTACCGAGCGAGAACGTGCAGGTAGTGCCGGCGTTGCATGCGGTCGGTGCCTGGATGTAACCCCGCACGATAAACGCATTGTACGGGATCGCGCCGACCTTGACGTTGCAGGCTAGCGAAGACCAGTTCGAGACCTGGCCAAGCTGACCGGCGTCCGCCGAGCAGCCCGACGACGTGATGGTCACAACATGGCGCTCGTAATGCGTCTGCTGTGACAGGAACACCCGCGGGGCGAAGACCGGCGGAATGCTCAAAGCAAGCGCGGCGCCCGACAAGGCGCCGGCAACGAACAATGCCACGGCAAGCGCGCTGAAAACGCTCTTGAGCGCTTCGCGTGGATGGAGGGCAAGATTGCGCAGATTGCGCATGTTGGTTCTCCGATTGTTGAAAGGATGAAAGCGGAAGCGACGGCGCAAATCTTCGCAAAGACTTGGCGCCGCCGCCGATGTCGCGCCGATCAGGCTCAGGTATCGTTCGCCGAGGCGAAAAATCCCGTGAAGACGCCCCATTCCTTGTAGTTGCCGGCGGGATTGAGCTTGGCGATCTTTTTGAGACCGTAAGCCATCATCACGCCGACACCGCGGAAGAACTGGTAATCGTCTTCTTTCAGGAAGGTCGGAACCGGCATGCGGCCCCAAGCCCACGCCATGGCGGACTGCCCGCACATGAAGCATGGCGCGATCTGGATCGCTCCCGAGCCCATCGTCTGATAGGTGACGGGGAGCCGGACATCCATTTCCGGAATTTCCCGGATGATGATGCCGTTGTAGAGCAGATCGCCATCCTGGAACAACGGGTTCTTGTCGAGCCCATCGCCCTCACGCGGCCGCGACTGAGTGTTCGCCGTGATGATCGTGGTGTCGGCCTGCAGATCCCGGAAGCAGTTCGGGCCAGCAAACAGCACGAAATATTCACGGCCATTTTTCAGCTTGTACGGCCGAATGCGCGGGTTCGCTTTCTTGGCGAGCCGCTTCATTTTCAGGATTGCGGCGGCCGACAGCGTCATGCCGGACGTGATGTTGGCGGCAGACGAGGCAAAGTTGCCGCCGACGAGGTTGCCTTGTGCGCCCCCGAACAGCACGCGATCGGCGTTGTCTGTGATCCACGTATTGCGCTGCGCAACCGTGGCGGCGTCGAAGTAGGCGCCGTTGACGCGCTGACCGTTGACGGTGCCGAGACCGGCGGGCGCAGTCGATGCGAGTGGGATCGCATAGAACGCGTCGATAATCTCGTCACGCTGGAGTTCCTTGCCCCAGTCCTCGAGCAGCGGGCGCGCTTGGCCGAACAAGTCGATCGAGCTTTTCTGCTCTTCCGACTTGGGCAGCTTGACGGCATTACGAGCCCAATCGATCCAGGCACGATCGCCATAGTTGTCGATGGACTCTTCGTTGCCGACCAACGCACCGGTCGCAATCGCCTGGCCCTTGAGCCGGGCGATCAGCGGAATGTTGATCTGCTCGCCGCCGTTTTTCAGATCGTTGATGACGCGAATGATCGCGGTCATTTCCGATCCGATATAGGGCGAGAACAGATTTTGGCGGATATATTCCCGCGCCACTTCCTTGCGGAAGATAATCAGCTTGTTGTTGACTTGAACAGTCGTGACGGCCATGGCCTGTCCTTTCAGGTCATGACTGAGCGCAACCTATCGGCAGTCGGAGACGATCAGCCCTAAAGCGCGTTAGCGCGTGGCGTAGCGGAAAGTCGCCTGATCGCTATCGTCCAACATATCGGGGTCGGAAACCGCTTGGCGTTGTCCGCCGCGGGCCGTGTTGAGCGAAGGCGGCAAGCGCGTCTCATGGCGTGGCTGCTGGAACTGTTGACGGGGCTGACCGCGCTGGGAAGGCGCGGTACCGCGGCGTTGCTCGCGTCGTCCGCCTTCGGGTTCGAAGCCGAGACGGCGCGCAAGCTCGTCGCGATATTCCGGACCACCATTGTTGTCCCACCAATCAAACAAGGCTTGGGACGGTTCGGCGGATTCGTAGATCCTCCGCACGGTGGCTTGATGCTGCGGATTGCGCGGGTCGAGACTGACCAGCGCTCGGTAGGCCGCATCGAACTCAAAGTTCCGCTCGCCATTGGCGGCGAGGTTGAAACTTTGATTGACGCGTTCGGTAACGCGTTCCTGCTGCCGTTGCTCAAAAGTGCCGAGAGCGTGTTGCACACGTTCGTCGGCGATCTTTTCCGCTTGGCGGCGGTTCCACGTTTTCCAGCCTTCCGGGTCCGCGAACATGTCGGGTTCCGGATCATCTTTTGGCTCGACCTTGGCGGCCGGAGGCGGTGTGTTGACGCGCCTCGACAATTCGTCGAGACGGCCACGCGTTTCCGCAAGCTCGCGCTCAACTCTCTGCGCGTGCTCCTCGGCGGCACGTCGACGCTCGCGCTCCTGGCGATGCACGCCCGGGGGAATACGACCGCGCTGGTCGCCTTCCTGTCGGATCTGCTCGTCCTGAGTTTGATTGTCTTCGACCTCGCCGGTCTCGTCTTCGGCCTCTTCGTCGCTCTCCTCGGTGGCGGCTGCGACTTCGTCGCCTTCCTCGCCCTCGGCCTGTTCGCCGGCCTCTTCGGTTTCGCCCTCTTCGTCGAGGGTTTCGCCTTCAAGACCTTCGCCCATTTCCTCAAGCGAAGTATCGCCATCGAGTTCGAGCTCGTCATCGCCCAATGCGTCGCCGAAGATTTCCGCTTCGGTATTCGCAACGGCCTGATTCACGTCGAGCGCAAATTCCCGTTCAGTCCTTTCGTTGGCCTGTGGTCTTGGTGCCATGAAACTCACGTCCTTTTTTCTCTGTATCGTCGAGAACGACGGAACGCCCGGAGACCGCCGGCGGCGCGGTTTAAGTCGTATCGTGACTTGGACGGATCGCCCATTAAGTGACGCTGGCGGCGCGTCGCCTCAATATCGTCGAGGCGCACGAAACGTTATTGCTGATAGCCCCAGGCGTTGACGTTGATCGCCGTGCCAGTCGCATCGGCAGCGAGCGTCGCGACGATCGCGGTATTGGTCGCGCTTGCCGGGAGGCAAGGATTGAAATTCTGCTGCGCTATCGTTGTGGGATTGGTAGCGGGCACATTGACCTGCGAGACCTGCGAACCGCCCAAAAGGCCGGAAATTGTCAGCGTCGTCGGCGCTGCGGCGGATCCATAACCCGAGACGTTATAGCCGCAGATATAGGTCGTTTTGTTAGCTACGCCGGCAAGCGTGCCGACGACGGCCGCCGTCGTGCCCGAGCCAAGGCCTTCGATCGGGGTTGTGCTGCCCGGAAACGAGGGGCCCGGGCAATTATACGCCCCCGCGAGCGAGCCTTGGCCGCGTGACACGCGCAGAGTTGTCGATCCGGCGGCCGTGATCGCCGCGATATAAAGGCCGGCGGCGTCCGCTATCGGAAGCGCGAAACATGCATTGGCAGGTAGCGGAAAATTCGAGGTCGTCGCTGCCAGAGTGGAAAGCGGCGCGACATTCCAGAACAATTCGACCGGGCCGTCGTTGAACAGCACCAGCATATTGCCGGCACCGGCGATGGCGATGTTTGCGGATGCGGTGCCGACCGCCAGAGGCGCGGTCTGCGAGATCAATTGCACTTGTGCGATCGACGGTCCGGCGACGAGCGCCAAAGTCAGCAAAGCGCGCGCAATACCGAGCGTGATGGCGGCGGCGGCCGCGGCAAATCGATTGAGCATGACGATCACCGATTCATGGGGAAGGCTGGAGCTGCCGGCTGTTGCATTGGCGGCGGCGGCATCGGCGGCGCAGTTCCCGGCGCGCCCGGCATTGTGCTGAACTGCGGGGGCGCCGGCGCTCGCGGGGCTTGCTGCCCTGGCGCACCGTCGCCATTCGCTTGCGTCATGCCATCGCGCACGAATTGCGCGGTATCGAGCAGCGCGTCATGCGCAAGATGTGCAGCGCTTGCCACATCCTTGACCGCGGCGGCGCCGCGCTGGCGGGATTGCGCAAGCTTATCGGCGACGGCAGCGCGCTTGAGGTCGACCTCGGCCTGCGCCGCCTGGACCTGGATCGGATTCGGCGGCTGTTGCAGCAATTCCATGATGCGCTGTTTGTACTTCGACGACATCGGCGACAGCTCGATCAGCACCGCAGGGGGCACCATGCCGGGCGGATAGCCTTTGAGGACATCATAGGCATCCTGCATCAGATTGGACTCGTCGGGCCCTTCGTCGATCGTGATCTCGACATTGAGGCTGCCGATTGCGTTGATGATGATCGGCTGCCCATCGCGCCCCATTTCCATACCGTTGACCTGGATGAACTGCGCGAGCCCCTGACTATCCGTGATGCGCAGGAAGCGTTCGGCCTGCCAGGTTCGCTGCACGATGTTCCAGATCGCCTTGTAGACGCGCTTTTTCCAGTTCTTGTAATTGCGCAGATAGGAGCCAAGCTCGGCAATGCCGGCCTTCTGCAGCATGTTGATGGCAACGCCCGAATGATCTCCCGGCACGTCACGCGTTACGAGATCGGGCGTTATGTTGGCGAAGCTATCGATTTCCGAGCGCGCATCCTGCATGAGCGACAATTGCGAGGAGAGATCGCCGACCTTGTCGTCGGGCTTCGGCGCGTCAAAGCCAGGATTGACCTCGACATAGCCGTCCGGTCGCGCGTATTCGCGGCGCGTCTTCTCAACGTCATCGACCGCGCCTTTCTGGCCGATCAGCCGCGATACATTCGACATGAATAGCGCTTTCGAGCGGCGCTGATTCATTTCGTCTTGCGGACCTTTAAGATTGCGCAGGAAGCCGTAGCGGTCGCCGTCGTGATCGACGTTCGCGGACCACATGATGAACCGGTTCATCGGCTGATTGCGCTCGTCGAGGAATGGCGACACGCCCTGATCGAGCAGCAAATTCGAGCAGAAAAACGCCCAGCGCCATTTGCCCCTAAAGCGGTACCACATTTCAACGAGGCGCAAGCGCTTCTCGTTGACGTAGATCCACTTGAACTCACGATCCGAATGCGTCGTCAGGTCGAAACCGGTCTCGACCATCAACGTGCGCAGCTCATCTTCCTGATCGGGAAACAATTCGACCGCGGCCTCGACATCGAGCCATTTGGCGATGCCGAGATAGCGCGCGTCGGAAAAATCAGGCTTGAACGAGCGCGGGTCGTAAAAGAAGTCGTCGCCAAACACGAAATCCATGGCGACGTCGGGGTCGGCATGGTCACCCTCGACAAGCTTGAGCTCGACGCCGGCGATGCCCTCGATGCCTGCCTGTCCCGCGCAATACGGATCGACGAATTCCCAGTCAGCCGCGTCGAGCACCGAGCGCACGCATAGCGTTGCGATCTCGGCGCCGTCGGCATTCTTCGGATTGCGTGGGAAGGCCTTTGGATCCTGCCGCACACGCTGCACGAGGCCGACGATCTGGTCGACCTTGCGAGCGCAGCGGTTGAACGTGATGATCGGCTGCTTGCGCGCGCGCAGTGCCTTGATCTCGTCGGCTGACCATTGCGCGCCGTGATAATAGTGCCGGCTTTGGCGCTGCTCTTCGTATTCGAGCTGTTTGGCCGAGAGATAATCGATATAGCCCTGGCGCAGTCGGGTGACCGGCCAGAAGCCATCCTCCTCGCCCGACCAGTCAAAATCGTCGGGCGCGTTTGTCGACCAAGTGCCGAGCGTGCCTTCCTGAGAGCGGAAATTTTCGCCGGCAAACGCCATGGGCTTTAGCCTTCGTTCGCTTGACGATAAACGATCGCGGCGGCAATCGACTTGGCGGTGCGCTTGGTGACGAAATCGGTCGCGAGCCATTCGGCTTGGCGCCGTGCGCGCCAGCCCTCAAGGATGCCGCGGAGCTCGTCGGCGTCGGCATAGCCGTCGTTGAGCATGTCGCGGACGATGACGAAGCCAAATTCGCGCACGAGATCGCGAAATGCCGGCCGCATTTGATCGATCGCAGCCATGATGGCTATCGAATCCGCTCGTGGCGGCTCACAAGCGGAAGGCATTACTCCACGCCATCGCCGACCTTGGCGAAAAACTCATTCAGCTCATGCTGAACGGCATCGATTTTCGAGAGATCGTCCGCGGTCGGCGCCATGCCATCGTCGAGATCGGCCGCGTAAAGCAGATCGTCGAGCAGATGTTTGGCGCCGGCATAGAAAAACCGTTTGAAGGTCTTGACGAGCTGCGGATTGGTCTCGGGCGGAATGAAATTCTCCAGCACGCCTTGCCAGCCACTCGCCATCAGCGAGCTTTCGCGGCGCATCATGCCAGGCGGTTGCGCTTGTGCCGTCGGCCTGCCGCCGGTCAGTGCAGGCTCGAGGCCGTCCGCCTTAAGATCGGCAAGAGCGGCGTCGAGCGCAGCTTTACTGCCATCCGAAAGAATGCCGATCCGAACGGAGTGACCTTCGCGCGCTAAGCGCGCCTCACTCTTTCGCGTCATCGCACGTAATCCGCCGCTTCTTTCGGATACTTCGGAACGCCCCGGCCCAACTCTTCGCCGGCGCGATGCGCAATAGCGCCATGATGCAACCGGATCGTCGCCGAATGGCGCTCGCCGTCGGGCGTCGAGCGGCTTTCCGAGCGCTCGACTTTGCCGCGGCCGGCGAAAGTCACAGGGTTACCAGACTTCATGCGGCCCGCGATCGGCTTGCCGTCGGCGCCTTTGAGCCGCATCAGGTGATGGTGCTCAAGATGCACCGCGACGCCCATCTCCTCGGGCGATGTCGAGGGCATTGCTGCGCGCTCGCGCTCCTGCGATTTGCTCTTCGGGCGGCGCAGGCTGACATACTCGCCAGCGATTTTCGGATAGTTCGGCGCGCCGGTGCGCTTGACATTGATCGACGGATATTTGCGCCGGACATTGGCGCGGACGTCGGTCTTAACGCGCGGCGAGCCGTTCGCCGACACGCGCGACAGCGCATCGATTGCATGCGCCTTGTTTTCATCGGGATAGCTGCGGCCGGGGCCGGCGAAGTCCTTGGCGGGAAGCGCGTTGCGCGATTTTGCGGTAAGCTTCGCCATCAAAGTTCTCCTTGCGCAAGACGATCGCGCAGCGCGAAGCCCATCAGCGGCCAGAGCTGACGCACGGCGTCCTCATAAGCGAGCTTCTTACCGAGCTCGCGATTGAAATTCGCGGCCGACGCGGGCGCGCTCTTGCCGACAACGACGAAACCATTGCGCATCACGAGGATGCACAGTGAAAGCAGACGCAGCGGCGCGGTTTCATCGACCGCGACAACCTGTAAGGCGTCGTCGGCGGTCGTGTCATAGCGGTGCGCAATCGCATGCTCGATATCGGCTAGCGCAACTCTCGGCGCTTTCGCATTGGCCGCACATTCACGCTCTGTAGCCTGCAGGGTCATGACGCATCCTCGGGGTTCGTCGACCATTTATCCGTCGGACGAATTCTGTTCATCCAAGCGGTGACCGACTGCACGATCTCATCGGCATCGTGCGCCGTCAGGATATTGCGCGTGCGCACAACGGCGCGCCGCGCACCGCATTCGAAGACAATGCCGGTCTCGATCGACTGATCGGGATTATGGATGCGGTAGAAGCTCACGCCCGCGTTCGGTTTGAGCTTCGCATTCGCCGCCACGGCAAGTTTGACGAGATCGGCATCGGGCGGCAGATTGACGGAGCCGAGCGCCATATTCAGGCGCCAGCGATTTTCGCCTCGAGCGCCTCGGTCTTAGCGGCTTGGCCTTTCTGATAGGGCATCCATTCGCAGAACCTCTCGAATGGCCGCTCGCCTTCGCCTTGGTAGAGTTCGACGCGCTCAAAACCCCAGCTCTGCCCGGCGTGATCGGCGACGACGAGATTAAGCAAGCCCGAAAAATGGACGAACGCGATTTGCGCCGAGCATGGCTTTTCGACGTCAAGAATGGAAAATCGCGGCACGCGCGTTTCGCGATCCTTCGGCGGCCAAAACCAAACGACGCGGCCGATCGTAGGCTCGATCATGACAATCCTCACAACAGCTTGAAGCTATCGCCGAGCCGATCATCCTCGGCCGGTCGGTAACCGTCTTTAGGCTCTTCGGGCGCCATCTTGGTCTTGAGCCAAGGCCGGCTCATCGCCGCATAGCGCCAATCGTCCGCCGCGTGGTCTTCGGAATTGGTGTCGAGATCCTCGGCGCGGTGCGGGTCATGCTGCAGCGTCGGGATGGTGCGGATTGAATCCGTACACGTCGCGAAGCAGTAGATCGCCGGACGGCCGCTCGCCCAATTGATAAGGCCATGCTCGTCGGTCTTGGCGGTACCGATCATGCGGCCGCGAAGTTGATCCCAACCGCCCATCGGGCCACCGCGGTCGCGGCTGACTGTTCGGCTTACGCGTGCATTGTCCGCCTCGCGAAAAGCCGCGAGACCGGCATGGATGAGCCTCGAATTGATGCGCTCGGCAATCGACGGTCCGCCGTCTTCCTTGAAAGCCGAAGGGTCGAGGACGCCGTAGGAAAGCTTGGCGTCTTTGCGCTCGCGCGCGATGATGCGGTCTGCGACCTGCTCGGCGGTAAGCTTGAGACCTTTGCCAGGGGCAGAGGCCCCGTAATCTTCACGATACCGAACGAGTGCGCCTCGGGGCAGAGATCGCGATATTGTCTCGGGCTCAGCACTATTACGAATGGCCTGTCCTGCGGCATCGGGCAATGCAAATTCGTCTTGGACGACGGCCCACCAGCCAACGCTGAAAGGGGAAGCTGAGCCCCAGTCGCCGCTGCGAAAGCGCAGCCAATCATCCGGAATAGCGAACGGCGCGAGTACATGTTGACCTTCCGCCCAGCAATCGAAGAATGCGCCCTCGATCGCCGTCCAATCGCCGTCGAGCCACGCTTTAACAAGCTGCGCCGAGCCCACCATATAGAGCCGGCCGACATAGCCGGGGTCGCGCGCGAGCAGAATGCGATTGTTGGTCAACCGCGACGGGATGACACCGACAAGATGCTCGTCGCCATTCGGCAGCTTGCGCCGCAACAGCTTCGGCGTTTTTGGGAATGGCACGAGGCCATAGCGATGACGCAGCCACTGCTGCCCGGCGCCACCGGGGTTCGCCGTTAATATGAGCTGGATTGGGACGCCTTGCGCGGATCGCAGCACGCCGAACAGCCGGTCGATCGGTGCTGAGTTCGGATACTGCCCGGATTCCTCGACCCAAGCGTCCGTGACGTTGCGGCCCTGATACTCGTCGGCGTCTTCGGTATTTTCCAGGTACGCAAAGGTGACGCGGCCACCGTGTGGCATACGCCAGCGTGGCGGATTGGAAACGAACCGACCGCCGAGTTTACCGTAAATCTCCTTTGAGCGCTCGATCGCGTCTTCGGCCGATACCGTTGTGCGCCGAAACATTATGGCGTTAAACGCTACGCCATAGCGCCGCTCTTTAATCGCCCACTTGCCGAGCACGCCATCCGTCTTGCCGCCGCCGCGCGTGCCGCCGAAGAAAATCTCCGGGCATGGACAATCGACCAGCGCTTTCTGCGGACCTTCCTGAGGACGCCAAACGCCGACCGATGTCGGCCCTTCGGTTACGGCCTCAACGGGAACTGGCGTCGATAGGCTCGCTGTCTTCGCCGCCATACTTGCCCGCCAGCGATTTTGCGTGCGCGCGATCCGAGATCATGCCGCGCTTGCGCAATTTGTTGATGCGCTTGTTCGCCGTGGCGATGGCGATGCCGTCAGGCACGCCGGCCTTGACCATGGCGCTCGCCTGGCGCGCGGCGCTCTTGGCTTCGCCCTTGTCGAGGGAGCGATTATGCCGGGAAGCGAATTCAGGACCGTCCCAAGGCATCGCTTTTTCCCGCTGTGGGCGGCCGCGAAAGATGATTGCGCGATTGTTCGGCGCGGCGGCAGTGTCAGCCATTGGCGCGCGAACTCGGCCCTCCGTAAGGACCGCCGCTCGACAGCGTGTCGCGCTGGCCGCGGGCGCGACGCGGCGTCTTGTTGTCCGGTCCGCGATCGTTGGCACCGTGGTCGCCGCGGGTCGCGCCAGCGAGACCCTTAGAGCGCGTCGGCACGAACCCTGGCTGTGCGCGCTTGCTCAGCGGTCCGGCGCCGCGCGGGAATTCTGGGCGTTGAGTGCCGCCACTGATGCCGTCGTCGATCTCGGCGCTGCGCGCTGGATTGCGTTCGGCGCCGGCACGGCCATCCTTGCTTGGCCGCTTTGCCACCGCGCTATCGCCCTTCGGGTTGCGCATGTTGTCGATATGCGCAGTCGCGCCGACTCGATGGCCCTTGTCAGTTCGACCGCCCTGATCGCGACGTCCGTCTTTCTCGTCGAAGCCAGCCATCCTGGAATTCTGGACTTTCGTGCCGGCGAGCGCCTTGAGGCGCGAATGCTCGCGCTCGGAAATCATGCCGCGACGAAATAAGGATTCCGGGGACTCGGCCATGGGCTCGATCCTTTCAGATTTGACGGGGAAACAGTGAAAATGACTACGCTTGTGCGCCTTCGGCCGCGCCGGCGTATTGGCTCGCCCACTCATCGGGCGATAGCGGCTTGTCGCTGATGTCGTAACGCACGGTCAGCGCGGCGTCGATCGCAGCGCCATCCTTACCGGTCAGTTCGGTCCGGCGCGCGGCGCGCAGCCCATACATGTCGCGGAGCTGCGCGACCGCGTTCATGGCGTCGTTCGTTTCGAACTCGACCATCATGCCGGTCTCGCGATCGAACTTGAAGCCCGAGACTGCGACCGAATGTTCGGACGCCTTAAACGCATTCCAGTCGATGCCGACGATGCGCACGACTTTTTTGCCATTGACTTCGATTTCGCCGAGCACAGCGTAGTCTCGCAAAATATCGAGCGAGGCCACGCTCATCAGGCGATTTCGTACAAAACCGCGCGTTTCGCGAACGACCGCGGTCTCGTGACCCGCAAGAAACGCTTTGCGGGCAACGACTTCGGGATGCCGATCGAGGCGCGCGATGTTGCCGGCAAGCCATGGCCTGCCTTTCTTGGTGACGAAACCCGCTTCCCTGCCCGCTTGCTGCGCCGGCACGCCGATGACGCGCAAATGCGCAAAGCGCTCGTACCGCGCGTCACGGAGCGGCTCGGCCGGATCAAATCCCTGTGGCAGTTCGTTCGTCACAATGAATCACGCTGAATCAGTTTCGTTCATCTTCGCAGCAAAGCTGAGGGGCGCACGCGTCGAGGCCGCGTGCGCCCCTGCCGGGCCCCGTACCAAGGAGCGTAGCGCTGCTCTGATGGCAACGCAGGAGCGCTCCTATAAGATGCGAAAAAGCCGAGGCTTTAAGACCTCGGCTGCAAAGGGGATGACGAGCGCTGAATCGCGCTCTTGTGAAACGGCCCGTTCCGGGTCGCCGTCGAGGGACTTGACCAGGGAGCGCGACGCGAAGCCGCGTGCCTTAGCTACATCGCCTCGATCTGATGCGGAAGAACCACAATCGGCACCATCCGCCCCATCAAATAAATCTCAACGCTGATTCTGCCATCGCGCGCAAGCCGAACAATCTTACCGGGCGGCCATCGCCCCATCAGATCATCGATAAATCTGACTTTTTTCCCGGTTTTAAAGTTGTGCACGGGCGTGACGGGGGGCGGCAGGTTTAGTCCGGCTTCAATGTGACGGATGATCTCGATGTCGGCGTTCGTCAGCGTGGCGATCTCGCCGCCGGCGCCACGCAACATGTTAAGCACTCCCGGAACGTGCTCGATGATGCGCCAAAATTCGTTAGCTTCGGCAGTCGGGCAAAAAATAAAACCGGGAATAATCGCCGAAAACACCATTCGGCGTCCTTTGTGGCCATTGCGATCGCGAGCTATCGGAACATGGCGCTCGTAATTCGGCCAATAGGCCAAAACCCCCTCCCGGCGAAAGCCGTCGGCGGCATCTTGCTCGCGCGATGATCGTATGATGACGGCATACCAGGCTTTGTATGGGTAGCGCTGTTGCTCCCTGATCGTCTGTACCGGGGCAAGAGCATCGCGAACCTCCGCAAGATTGCCGGTCTTTTCCGTTGCCATCAGCATGTCCTTTAACCCCGATTTTTGCGCTAAAGCCTTGTTTTCCCTTTCAAGCTGCGGCTTCGTTCGATGGTGGCCCGGTGCAAAGAGTGCCGTCTTTTCGTGGAGGCCAAGGCCAGGGCGCCAAGCTGCCTTCCTGCAGCTTCGTCCACACATCGAGTGCGACGAAAGATTCCAAAAGGCCGTTCCACGCCCACGCCTGCTGATGCGTGAGCTGCGCCCAGTCGGTCCGCGACGGCGCGCCGGCAAGCGCCAGCAATTGCGGCGTGATTTCGCGACGATAGCGGATCGCCCCATCGCCGGACCTCATGAAATTCGGCAACGGCGACTTGCCGGCGAGCGCATAGGCCGCCTCGACGGCTTTGGCCTCGGCGCTATTGGGCGCAAGCGTTTGGAACGTCTGAGACGCCGGTTTTTCGGGCTCGAGCAGCGTCCAGCGCTTTTCTTCGAGATAGCGCCAGCCCGCCGGAACGTTTTTGCGGCCCAACCGTTTCAGATTTTCGAGAAACGGCCCAATTCCGGCCAACGCCGCTTCCCGCTCGGCGTCGCTGAGTTCGGTCCAAGCGTAGGCGGTGCGCTGGCGATCGTCCGCAGCGGCCGTCGGCCAGCGGGCTTCGAAATCGACAAGTCCTCTCGCCTGTCGATCCCGCGCGCGCGCGTCTCTCTCACGTTCAACAGAGGACCGTTCAGAAGGATCGTTCTTGGTGCCCATGTATGGCTGGGCACCCGTGCCCGCATTAGGCTGGGCACCCGGGTGCCCATCTTCGCGGGCACCCTCTGGATCATTTTCGATGGCAATCGGCGGCGACTCGGCATCATCCGAGGGGGTGCCCACGGGTGGGCAATCGCTCTCTTGCGATGCATTTTCCGCATGGCTTTCAGAGGCTTCGCGGGTGACGCTTTCGAAGGCAAAATCGTCGCGATCGAGCCTCACGCGATAGGCGTGCGACATGCTCGGCCGTCCCGGATCGTCCTCGCCGACGATGGCGCCGCGCTGCTTGCGCTCGACCCAGCCCGCTTCATAAAGCCGGTCGAGCGAGCGCTGCACGGAGGAGCGGCCGCAATCGAGTTCGGCCGCCATCTTGACCTGGCTGCGCACGCACCAGCCCAACTTGTCGAGGTGACGGCCAAGGAGGCACAGCACTTGGAGATCGCGGGGCTCGAGGCTGCGATCGGTCACGGCACCGGCCGGGATGATAGAAAGACGCGGACCACTCATTCGCAAGCCTGTGGATAACCGGGAGAACGGGGATAGACGGATGCCGAATCGGATTCTGCTGGCGACGTCGGGACGGCCGCGGGATACGATGCAAGTGTCGGCGGCTGTTTGGTCGCGAACCCGCGCTCGCGCAGCTTCGTTTCCGCCTCTTCGGGCGTGCCGAGCGGCTCGCCGCGCCGCCGATTCATCGCCATCATCGCGAGCTGACGCAGCGTGATTTCCCGTGCGCCATAGCGAACCGCGAGCGCTCGTTTCGCTTGCGTGATGTCGTAATGGTCGCCCTGGTGCCACTTCCGCAGCACGCCGATGCGATCAGCCATGGCGTGCAGCTCGGCATCGGTATCGGCGATCATGTGACACATGACATAGGTCCGCCCGGGCCGATGCTTCGGCTGGAACGCGGCTTTCATGTCGTCGACGTAGACGGTCATAAGGATGCCCCAGCTTTCGCCTCAGCCGCAGTAATCGCGTCGGCAACGACCGAATGCGGTACTTCGAACATCGCTTGATGGCCGCGATACGGAATCGGAGTTTCGAAGCGCCGAAAGAAGCCGCGCCGCCAGGCGAAGCGGCCCGGCGAAAAATCCCCGCAATGGAAATCATCCGTCGCTCGGTGCTCGAGCGGCAGTGTTTCGGTCGGCACGATCGCAACGAGATTGACGATGCCGATGAGCGCGCCAGCCGGAAGATCCATCGCCCAGTGACCGCCGAATTCGTCGTCAAGAATGGTGCGCAGCGGGCCGTCTATGTCGCGGATGATCTTTTTCGCCGCATGCACGAGCAGCGCGCCGCGGTAAGTCGTCGCCCAACGCCGGGTCTCGTGTTCCTTGGCTGGCGACAGCCAGAGCGCCGCCCATGGCTGCCATAGCGAGAGTGCTTTCATGCCGATCTGGCCTCCCGCGGAAGTTCGATGGCGCGCACCGGCAAAGCCATGTCCGCCATGATGGCGCCGACGCAGGCCTTCATTTTCGCAACTGAAACGGCATTGCCGATTTGCTTGATCTGCTCTGTCTTGGTGCCGGCGAAGACGTAGGGCACGTCATCATTGTTGAAACCCATCGCTGCAGCCAATTCGTGCGGCTCAAGCATGCGGAACAGGATGTCATACTGTTCGGTGCCTTCGACCAAATTGACGCGTCCGGTCGCGCAGATCGTCGGGGCAGGCTCGGCGATATCGTGAACGCGCGCCTCATACCAATCGGCCAAACGCTGCAGGATTAGCCGGCGCGCCAGCTTCGGGGTGGTTGCCGGGCGCTTCGCACTGCCCCCCCCCGTCAATGGGCAGCACGATCCAATAATAGGCGCCAATGGGTCCGCTCCCGCCGCGGCGCTGCGGACCGTTCCATGGCTCGATAAAGCCGACGACGTGGCGGCCGAGCATGACCTCGACGCGACCGGATCGTTGCACTGTGAAGAGCGCGGGTTCGGTCATGCAGCCTCTTCCTCGGAGCGCTGCAAAAATCCAGGAATATCAAGCAATTCCGCAGCATTGGCCATGCTGCCGCCAACCGGCCCTTCGACAATTTCGAGGATCTCACCGGTCTCAGGATTGTGCGGCGGCAATTCCGGCTCGGCTTGATTGCCCCAAGCGGCCCATCCCGGCCGCGCCGGACCGCGGCGATTGAGCTCGATCTTCCGCCACGTTGGAAAATATTGCTCGATCATTTCGAGAAAGGCCTCGGGCTTGGCCGAGTGCTCGCCGAGCGCGGCGTCGATGACACTGTCCCATTGCGTTCCAGGCGCCGGGCATGGCACGTTGCCCTTGGTGCCGATCAGCAAATGCTCGTGTTTGAATCGCGACCACCATCCGGTGATGATGCGATCCTTGTTCCAGACGTAGTTGCTGACGTATTTGAAGCCGCGCAGCTTCATGACATCGAGTGCGATGGCGAGGTGCGGGCCCGTCGTCCACTGCCACAAGACGCAATCCGGCGCCGCGCAGAGGAAACGCTCGCGCGTCCGCTCGACGATCTCCTCGGCCGTATGGGCATCGTCTGCGGTCTCGTAATGATTGCCGGCATGCCGATCCATGCCAGTCTCACGGCTGCGAACTTCAAAATCCCATTCGAAATCCTCGACGATGACGCCGAACAGTCCCTCGGGCGCCTTGAGCCCCGTGGTGCGCTCGCGCACGGCCCGGGTTTCCTGCTTGATGACTGTGCGCACCGCATTGGCGTGGCCCGCCTCGGCTTCCGCGGCTATCTTGCGCTGTGTTTCGGGCGCGAGACTGGTCGCCTTGGCTGCCGCCGAGACAGCAAGCTTGCCCTGATCGACCGCGTGCTGAATTTCCGGTTCAGCGCGGGTCAAGACGGTCTTAGCATCGCGCACGAGCCGTTCCGAGACATTAAGCCGCGCAGCCGCATCGGACTGACGAACCGGCAAATTTGCCGGTTCGGTCGGCTGACCGCCCTGGCGCATATTGGCGATGCGCGCCGCCGCCATGGCACGCTGACTCTCGTCCATGTGCCGCCGTTTAAGATTTTGCGAGATCACATAGGCGAGCGGATCGCCGTCGAGGCCGGGCAGGAAGGCCCGAAACAATGTTGGCCGATCTTCGGCGACCATGTCCCGATCGATCAGGCCGCAGGCGAGTGCGGCTTGATAGCGATTGCGGCCGTCTAGAATGGCCCCTTCCCAAATGTCGATCTTTTGCCGCACGCCGTTCTTGGCGATATCGGCGTCGAATTCCGCCCGCTCGGCGCCCTCGAGCAGCGGAAAGGCGTTGGCAAAATCGTGAAACGGGATCATGCAAGCCCCAGTTGCCTAACGACTTCACGTTCGGCCGTTTCGATCGCGAGCCGGCCCGGGCATTTCTCACCGAGGTCGGCGTCGCAGAGGTCGCCATAAGTCGCTGAGGTTGCTCGGCAGCGGCCGCAGATGACACGCTTGCCGAGCATGGCCTCGACTTTCGCCCATATCCGTTCGCGTAGCTCGCGCGGCCGGTTCGGCGATTGACGATGCGGCGTAAGCATCGACGGGCCGTTAGTCGTCGAGCAGCCCGAACACGACCGGGCAGCCGGTCTTGTCGCCCACGGCGAGCACGATTTGCTTGAATACGGCCTGCCGAACATATTCGGCGCGGCTCAGTTTGACGCCAAGCTTAAGCGCGCCAGACTCGCCGATATTCCAGCGCAGATAGGCGTAGAGCTCGCTCAACGACTCGCCGAAATAGACCGGCAATTCGAGCTTGAACTTAGTCGGAACCTCGACGCCGCTATTGGCGCCCGAGCGCACGTCGCTTTCGACCTTGTATTCGAAATTCTCGCTATCGGTCGACGTGCGCACCGCTTGCGTGAAATTCACTTTGCGAGAGACCTGCAGATCGCGGGCGATTTCGAGAAGATCCGCGCCTGTGGGGGCCGTCACATCGCAGGCGTTCTCCTCGAGGAAGCGGGCGAATTCGAGCGCCGACATCAGCTTGTCGTCGATCGCCGACCAGGTTTTCCATTCTTCGGAAAACGGCAGCACCATCGCCGCCAGATGCGCGACGCGATGCACTTTGGGCGCGACCGGGCTGTTGCCTTCGGTCTCGGTCGCTGTCGCCTTGACCGAGGCCGAATGATAATCGAGCGCCGCGACGATCTCGTTTGCGGCAATATTGGCGAACAGCATCGTGTCGGCGGTCATGAACCGTTTGACGTAATCGACGAGTGAATCGACCGCCTGCAATGTGACATCTTGCGCGAGATAAAGCGGTTCGGAACGCTTGAGGCCATACTCCTCCGGAATGTCGAATTTCGACATGCCCTGCGGCAGCACGAGGAATTCGCGCCCGTCCTTGGCAGAGAGGACTTGCGGCGGCGCGCCAGCGCGCGTCAGTTCAGCGACGGTTTCGGCGACGTTTTTGTCGGTCATTGGGTTTCCTTCGACGTTTTGAGGGTTTCGGTAGCAGTCTCAATTCCAAGTTCGAAGCGCTGAAAATGTGCAGGATGCCGCGATCATCCTCGGCGACGTAGCGAATGGCCCCGGAAGCCTTCCGGAAGCGGCAGCGGATCTCGCTGGGAAAGCGATAATCGCCGCCGACCTTGCGCACGCGATCGCCGATCTTGAATCGCCACATGGGTCAGTTCGCGCCCGAGCGTCCGCGCGCACTGGCGTCCTCGAGCTGCATTTCGGTCTGCGACGGATCGCTTCGATGCAGGTCGCCGCCAGCGTCCGAAAAGAACACGGCGTCGGGCAGATCGGTTTCGGGTCGCTTCGCCTTGACCTCGACGCTCAAAGTTTTGCCGGCGCCGCCATCCTTGTCCGGCTTGACCTTGATCTTGATTGTGACCTCGCCGGGCTTATGCGTTTCGTCGACCGCGCGCACGACCTCGGCGAGCAATTTGGTCGCCTGGTCGACGGCGCGGCCCTTGCGGATGTCGCGCAGAACGTCGGTAATCAGCCTCATGGATTTGCTCCCTGGTCCGTAGTTTCGAAGTCATTGGTCACGCGCGCCGTATTGGCTGCGGCATCCGCAAGCATCGCCTGCAGTTCAGCTTTGCTGGGTTCGCGCTTAGGTGCCGCGCGGCTCGACAGACTGTCGCTGAATTCGCGCGCTTGGCGCGCCATCGTTCTGGCACGGTCCCAATGCATGCTCATTCAGACGAGCCCTTTCTCGACAGCGAGCCCGCGGCGCAACGTGACAATGACTTTGCCGCCGCCGGCATCGATGTATTCGATTAGCGATTTCGGCAGGCTGATCCATTTCGAACCGGGCTCGTCGGGTTTGGTCACCATCAGCGCCAGTGGCCGGTCTTGCTGTAGCTGCAGCGTGACGTCGACAAGGTCAGATGCGCCGGTCACCCGCGGACCGCTTCCGGGTCGCGATTGCAATTCATTCTCACCGAAGCGGCCGCGCTCTTTGTCCTGGAACATATCGAAGCTGTCGAAATCGCGGCTCATTGGCGTGCCTCGGCTTGCGAGACCGCGCAGAATTTCCGACGGGCTATCTCGAATTTATGCGGCAGCTCGTCCGACCAGCGCGCCATGCACACCGTCTCGGTCCGCGGCTCTTTGATCGGATCGTTTTCGAGATAAAAATTGACGAACTCCTCGATCGAGCTCGCCAGAGTGTCGATGTCGCCGGGGAGCCAAAAATGCGTCGGCAGCCCGGCCGTAATGACCGCCAGCGCCTCCGCAGAGCCATGCACGCCGTAAGTGCCGCTGGGCCCGATCGAGATATCGATCAAGCCGAAGTCGTCGCAGCACAGAAAATTGACGATGTCGCCGTTGCCGAGCGGACGGCGAAAGAGATTGCGTTCGTCCTCGTCGACGCCTGGCGTATTGGCGGGATAATCGAGCCGGAACGTGCCGTCAGGCATCGCAACGACAAAAAGATCGGGCGAAGTCAGCCCGGGCGGCATGACCTCGTCAGCGAGCTCGGCAACCCACCATTTGCGGCCGGATTCTTCGGTGCGCTCTTGGCTCATGCCGGCGCTCCCGCAAATTCGCGCACGCGCAGATCCGCCGGCCATTCAGTCGGATCGCCGCCTTTTTTCGAGGCAAGCGTTATGATTGCGTCGCTGCCGATACGCTCGCTGTCACGCGGATTGGTACCGAGCTGCTTGACGAAGCAGCGGACGTCGGCCGCCCTGCACTGCTCGACAATCGAACGAGCCCAGCGCAGGTCAAAGAAATGCGCCTTGCGCTTCGGGCCGCTCTCGCCGCCGACAATCACCCAGTCGAGCAGCGGGTCATAGGAAGCGCGTGCTGTTCCGGCCGGACCAATTCCCATCGGATAAAACCAATGACGAAGTTCTATCGGTCCGATCAGCGGCTCACACGACACGAATCGAACCGCAGCTGACGTCTGCAACAGCGCCGGAATCCGATCGTCGGCTTCCTCTTGGCGCTCGGCCGATACGCCGAACCACACATTGCGCGGCGGCCATGCTTCGGTCTCGAGCCGCGGCCAGTTCCAGGCCTGATACGCCCGCGGCGAACGCATGTAATCGCGCATTCGCTCGGGCCGCTTGGTCAAAACCTGGAACACATGACCGCGATCGAGATCGTCGCAGTTGCCCATAACCTTGAGGATCCGATCTAGCCATTCGTCTTTGACGAAATCGCCGAACAGATCGGTCATTGAACAGACGAAAATCTTGCGGGGCTTGCGCCAATTTAGCGGCGCCATCAGCATTTTTTCGTCAAGGAAGAGCTCGACGTCGTCGCGATGGCCGGGCTTGAAGGGAAGCTTGGTGCCGAAACGGTTATTATCGCGCTCGGCGTAGCAAAGCTGGCAGCCGAGCGACACGTGCTCGCAGTACCAGCCGATGGCGCCGGTCTTGAGATTGCGTGCCCTGATCGGATTCCAGGTCGCCGTTGTCCATTCGATCGCGGAACGGTCGGACATCAGCATGCTCCCCGGCGCCCGATATTGACGACCGCAAACAAAAGAACGGCAGACTCGCTAACCGTGAGCGCAGCCACATAGGCGCCTGGCAGATCGAATGATCTGAGAAATGAGTAGGCAGCAAGGAGCGCTGTCATGCCGTCCCTCCCCGCACAGGGGTCGCTGCCGGACGATCGAATTTGGAAATGGCGATCGGCTCGGGTCGAGTTTGCGGTATGGCCAATGGTTTGAACGAAGGCGCGCGACGATGACGGTCGAATTTCTCGCCTTCGGCGATAATGAGGGCAGCGCCACGCACAAGATCGCGACGAAAGTCCTGCGGCTTCCACCATGCGAGCGACCATGGCCACATCGACGGACGCGGGCATTTCTCGCCGCTTGGGGTGGTATGGCAGATCGCGTAGCAGCCGCCCGCCATGGCGATTTCGCCAGGCAAATGCTCTTCGTCGTCATGCTTGGCCGACCAACCCTCGACCTCGACCTGCCGGAAACGCTCGGCGATGACGGCTTGCATGAAGGGCGATAATGGGCGCCGAATATGGAGTGCCTCAAATACGCGACGGAGCAGATAGGAGCGCGCGATCGAAACGCCGGTCATCACGACGGCAAAGGTGAGATTTGCAGCAAACGGCATAGGAACGCCGAGCGCCGGCAGAACGGTCGCCTGCAGGCCAAGCGAAAGCCCAAAGCCGACGCCGACATTGACGAACGATTCCGTCAGCGATGCGGCGCGCGACTGTTTCATCGTGCCGCTCCGACGATGGCGCGAACGAACGTCAAGACGAAAAACGGCCACGCACCGACCATGATGCCCATGGTGACGACAATGGCGGTCCGCGGCGCCGGATGACGGCGCGCTTCAAGCTTGTAGAGCTGCTCGCCAATACTGGCGTCGTTCTCGACCGCGAGGTAAAGAAATGCGCCAATACTGAGGTAGATCATGAGCCACGCATGCATGAATCGCTCATCGCCGTTCGGATGTTGAACCGGACGCGGGCACGCAACGAACAACGCTGACTGACGCTGAAAACTACGCGGAGGGGCCGATATCGAGACTGCGGATAAGATTGGCGGCGTCCGCAAAACGCGCGTGCCCCAACCATGACGCGACGAACTTTTCGAGACGAGCGTGATCCCCGCCGGCGCGATAGGCGGCGATCTTGCGCCGCGCGCGAATGACGCTGTCGCGGCGCAATAGCTTATGAGTTGGCCAGATGCGGTAGCCGAGGAAGTTCACGCCCCGATGCGCAGGTGCGATCTGCCACTTCGAAAAGCGCAGCCCGAGCTGATGCCGGGAAAAATCTTCGATGCTTTCCTTGATGGCCCGCAGATGCCGCGAGCTCTCGCCCAGCACAACGAGATCGTCCATGTAGCGAAACCAATAATCCTCGCCGAGCGTTTGTTGCAGGTGCCGGTCGAGCGTAGCGCCGGCGTAGAGATTGGCGAAAATCTGCGATGTCAGGCTGCCAATCGGCAGGCCGATGCCATGGCGCGGCACCATCGCCTCAATGAGCCGCAGCGTGGCGCGGCAACTGATCTTTGCCTCGATCAATTGCCATAGCTTCGGATGCTCGATCGATGCGAAATATTGGGAAAAATCCGTCTTAAGGAAGTAGACTGCGCCGCGCCTCGACATGCGCCGCAGATCGCTTTGCAGGGCAATGGCGCCGGCGTGGGTGCCTTTTCCTGACCGGCAAGCGAAAATGCGCGGCAAGAGCGCGCGATCGAAAATCGGACCGATTACGAGACAAAGTGCCTGTTGGGCGACCCGATCGCGGAACGGCAGCGCTGATATCAACCGCCGCTTCGGATCGAGAACAAAGAATTCATTCGGCGTGCCAGGCCGATAGTCGCCGCGCGCCATTTCATGCGCCAGCTCGGCAAGATTGAGAACATCGAATTCCTTGAAATCGAGATAGCCGGTCGTAAGACGCTTGCCGCGCGACGTTAACCGATAGGCCTCCTGCATCGTCTCAGGCGACGTGATTTTGCCGATCAGATTGCGATAACGCTTGCCCATGACGAACTCGAAAGCGGAAGTAATGCCGGCCGCGGGTATCGACAGGGGAGCCCTGCTACGCCCCGCTATGCCGGACCGCGAAGTGTATTCGCCGAAGCGGGACACACGGGCTGACCACCGACCTTGATCGGAAGTGGTCGGCCGACGGGACCGTAATCGCCGCCGAGCCGTAAACCGGTCGTCACTGCGGCCGCGAGCGCCCAAGTTCTCGTTCGAGTTGTCCGGCCAGTTGTCGACGTTCGCGTAGCGCGAGCCCGCGTTGTCGTCGTTCAGCCAGGAACCGCCAAAGATGGAAGCGCGCGGCAACATCATTTCCCCGTCTGCCCCATCCGACGCGCAGGACTATTAGAAGTCCTGGCGCCGGAATCCGAATGACCAAGTTTCTTCTGCCAGGCACCGAGCATGCGCCCCGATTCAGCGAGCAACGCGAGCGCGACCCGATGCTGTTTCGGGGTGATGATTTTGATGCTCTCTCTGGCAAGGAAGCGCAGATATGACCGCAACGTCGCAAACTGCGCATCGACGACATAAAGCCGCGATACCTGGCGCGATTTCGCAGCGTGATAGAGGCCTCCGATCGGATCAAACAACGCCCCAAGTACGATATCTCTGAGGATGCCGTGCTGGCGCGGGCTGCGTTGCAGGATCGGATAGAGATAAGTCACGAAGGCCTCGTATTTTTCGACGATCGCCAAAGCGTCAGTGCTGGTGTTTTGATCTCTGGCGATCGTCATTCGTGAAGGCTCAAGCGCCGTCGCTGTCGCGACGGCTAAGCAAGCTGCAGGTGGTCACTGCGGCCGCGAGCGCCCAAGTACCCGTCCGAGAAGTCCGGCCAGAAGGCGACGAACGCGTAGCGCGAGCCCGCGCTGTCGCCGGTCAGCCAGGAACCGCCAAAGATGGAAGCGCGCGGCTCGTCGGGATCGCCGTCGTGGCCCCATATCCACATGTTGCCGGTCGCCTGCATCAAGCCGAATTTGCTGGTGCGCGCCACGTCGATGCCGGTGACTTTGGGATCCCGGCCGCAACTGGTTTTTTCCGTAACGCCGAAGGCTGCGGCAAAGAATTCGTCGAGGCTCAATAGCCCCTTGCCATGATGTTTCATGATGGCGCAGGCAGCCTCGTAATCGAACTTGGAAAAGCGACCACCCGCCGGATTGGCTGGCTTCGAACTGCCGTCGGCGATCGCGGCGCCGAATTTGCTCGTGCCGTCGGTCAGATGATCGACACCGGTCAGATAGATATCGACCCAGCATCTGCCGCGCGGCGTCTCGACGAGCGCCATGCCGCGCGGATCCGGACATGCGGGCCGGAAGTTGATGTCCCACACCGAATAGGGATTGATCGCGGGCTGCGCGTCGCCGCCAGCGCGCGCTGAGGCATTACTGCCAGGCGCGAAGTGGAAGCCGCCGAGATATTTCTCGTCAGCCGGGACGCCGTTGAGCTCCTCGAGGGTCGGGCTGCCATCGGCGGCAATCGCCACGGCATAATCGCAACCGGCCTTAAGGCCGCCTTTGGGCAGCAAAATCGCAGCACTTTTAGTAAACGTGACGCCGCCGAAGACAATTCCGCTAGAGATCGCAGCCGTATTCGGCCCGGTCACGAAGATCGCGGGCTTTGTCGGGTCGGCCTTAACGAGAATTGCAGTGACTTCCCTATTCTTCACGCTGGCATGCGGGTTCATGGCTCAAAACTCCCAGTTTGAGGCAATTTCAGCCGACAAGTTCGGTGTTGATGGCGACGATGGCGCGCGCGGTGACCTTGCGCTGCCCGTTGATGAGGCGATTGGCGTGGCGTTCGCTGCAGGCGACGCGCTGCGCAAGCCACTGCGCAGGCTTGATGCCGCCCGCGAGCACATAGACGCAGATGCCGAATTTAGTTTCGGGGACCAATTGGTCCTTGAAAAGTTTTGACCTGCGACGCCTTCGCTGGCGTGATTCGCCCATGATCCAACTCCACGAATGCAACCGATACGGAATGGAATTCTCGCTGCAGCGAGGCGCGGGACGGCCCGGAGGGTACAGCGCCCAAAAGCCGTCCCGCGCAGCACCACCGGGAGCTGACAACCACCGATGGAGATCGAAACGTTAAGGCCCGTCATGACCCAACCTCAGTCGCTTCCGATGCTGAGTTGGCGAGCTCATCAGGCGCAGTCGGGGGCGCCAAATCATAAAAATCGTTCGGCATGACCTCGCCGCCAGTTGCATCGACGATTAGGGCCATGATTGGCGGTTCTGGAATGCGGTCACCGTTGGCATAGCGAGCGACCGTTGCCTGCGGCTTATTGAGCCGGCGGGCGAAATCGGTGGGAGTAAGGCCTTCTTTGGTGAGCCACTCACGAAGTTTCATGGCGAATCAATACCAGAACGGTATCTAACTTGCAAGTTTTTTATACCATGCCGGTATTAGACCGTGGAGAACTACGGCTTTACCATTTTGGTATGGGGATTTTAACCAGCTATAGAAAACGAGCCGGATTGTCGCAAAGTCGGCTTGCCGAACTGACTGGAACGTCGCAACCTCAAATCCAGAGGCTGGAAAAAGGCACGCGAGGGCTGTCAAAAAAATGGGCGACAAAAATCGCCCCGCATGTTCGAGCAATCCCCGAAGAACTTATGTTTGGCGACCGCATGGTTCCGATCGTTGGAATCGTTTCGGCGGGGGAAGCTCGTTTCGGCTCAGATGCCGACGTCAATCTAGGACGCGCGCGCATGCCCCGCGGCGGAACGGAGGAAACCGTGGCGGTGGAGGTACGCGGGGGCTCACTCGGCGGGGCATTCGATGGCTGGCTGATCTATTATGACGAACGCCGCGAGCCGCCCACGGATGATCTCCTCGGAATGCTCTGTGTTATAGGCCTTTCCAGTGGTCAGGTGGTTGTCAAACAGCTCATGCGCGGCCGAATTCCGAACCATTTTGACCTTTTCTCGGGTAGCGGCGCCGAAATGCCCATGACCGACCAGGCGGTCGCCTGGGCCGCCCGGGTTACCGGCATCATGCCGCCCTGGCTGGCAAAATTCGACGAATTAGGGGAGCCGCCCCCTCAAAAACGCAAGAAAATCAAGAAAAAGACCATAAAAACAAGGCGTTAGCAGAACAGAGGCGCCGACCCGCGCGCTGATGCCGGGGGCCGTCTCAATCCCCTCTATTTCCATACCAAATCGGTTTTAAACCCATTTAAGCCACTCAATGGGCTCGAAACGGCTATTTCAGATCGATCATAAAATAATTCCATTTTGGTATTGACTGAGGATACCAAATCGGTATGATGCTCCTATCGAAGACGGAGCTGACAAATGACAACCCGCCGACAAGACCTCCTCCAAGCCCTCACGCAAATCCAGAATCATCCAGCGCACAGCCACCACGACATTCTGACGATCACCGGCTGCGGGATGAGCGACGCGGAAGTAATCGCCCACATCGACGCCAACATGGCTCAGATCGCGCGCTACTCGAATTACGGGGGCAATAAGCGCCGGATCCTCAACAGCTACGCGAATGTCGCGTGAGGCGCGCCATGCCCATCGACCTCATCTTTTCTCCGGCCCAGCCGAACAATCCATTCGAGATCGCACGGCGCAAGCTTCTTATCGAGCTTTCAAAACTGCCGGTCCCCGCAATCGACGTCTCGCCGCGCCGCGGCCAGTTCGCCGACGTCAACGATCACGTCCGCGATTTTGCCGGCGCCTTCGATCGTTGGTTTCGCGAAGTCGGCGAGGAAGTCCGCTGCAACGCCTACACCAACATCGACGCGCGCATGTTCAACAGCGCGTTTTCGGGCGCGATCGATGGCTTCGCCACTTACGAAATCGATCGCGCCGAGGCAGCCGTCAGCGGCGAGTTTGTATCGTGAGCCTCATGATCTGCACAGGCTGCGGCATCCCCGTCGATTGCGACGACGACCCGGAATGCTTGGTTGAGGTCGGCAACATGCGCCGGCTGCATCATACGATCGCGCTGTGTGAGCGCTGTCGTGAGCGGCGGATCGAACAATTGGAATTCGAAGCGGGCGTCGAACCATGAACAAGAACCTGACCGTGCACGAGCACGCCGTTCGCAAGCTGCGCAGATTGCGCTGTGCCGGCGTCGCGACCGCCGACCTCAGAGACCAGGCGCTGGCAATGCAGCGCACGCTTTTCATCGACGCCGATAGAGCGCTCGAGGAATGCCAGCGGCTAGGTTCGATCGAAGGTTATCCGTATCTCGTCGCGGCCGAACTCAAGGCACAGAAAGCAGCGGAGTGACCACCATGCTCGACAAGACCGACCATAATCGCCTCGCCGATCAGTTACGCGCGCGCCTGTCGATGCAATTCGTGCCGGCGGCCGAGGGCGAAGTGCCAACCAATCACAATGGCGGCCCAGCCTTGATCGACCTGCCGGAAACCATCGCACGCGTCACCGATCCGCTACCGGGTCCGCATGCGATCGAACACGATGCCGCGCAGGCCGACGAGGTTGCGGCGGAAGCCGAAGAGACCGAACTGACGGCACCAGTAGAGACCGACCCGGACAAACAGATGTCGGCGGCACGCGAGGCAATGACCGAGCTCAACGCCTTCCTGACGACGATGCCGGTTATCGAGAATTTGAAGCAAGCCAAGGACGGCGCCGGATTCCGCGAACGCACGACGATCGCGCTCAAGCAGCTCGATGCCGAACGCCGCGGCAAGGTCGATCCGCTCAATCGGCAGGTCAAGGACATCAACGAAAATTACAAGCTGATCTCAAAGCCGCTTGGCGATCTGCTCGATCTGTTGCGCGATCGGCTCGACAATTATCGCAAGGCCGAAGAGGCGCGCCGCGAAGCCACGGCGGCAGAAACGCGCCGGATTGCCGACGAAGCCGCCGCGGCGGCGGCTGCCGTCATCGCCCAGCGTGACGAGGCGATCGAGGATGCCTCACTCGGCGTCGAGACCGACGTCGGCACGCTGGTCGAGGAAGCCGAACAAGTCGTGCGCGATGCCGCAAAGCTCGCGCGCCAGGCCAATGTCGCCGAACGCGACGCGCGTGTGCGCATCCCATCGAGCAATGGCGGCCGGGCACAGAGCGCGCGGCGTATTCCGATCATCGTCATCAATGACCTGGCGGCCGCGATCGACGTCCTCGGGCCGACCGAGAAGATTTTAACGGCAGTGCGCCAATGCGCGCTCGCTTACGAGGAAGCCAACGGCGAGCTGCCGGCGGGCATAACACGAGAATACGAAAGGAGCATGTAGCCATGGACGCGATGACAGACCTGATCCACGTCACGGGTAAAGTCGTTATGATTCAGCCCGCGCCGGCGCCGAACCGCAGCGGCAAGATCAAGCTGAATACTGGCAAAGTCGTTTCAGCTTTCGCCGAAAAGCTGGCCTTGGTGCGTGAGGGCGAGATCTACGATTTCGGCTGTCTGACGAACGAGAAAGACAATGTTCTCTATTACAACGTGAAAACCGTGCGGAACGCGGCGCCCGCGGCGGAACGGCAGAACGTCGCCCCGGCGCCGCAGCGCCAAGCGCAGGCCGCAACTGCGCCGCGGCAACCAATACGACAATCGGCGCCAATCGAGCAGCCGCGCCGCAACGGTTCCGTATCGGATCTCGCACCGCAGCCGGATCAGCCGCGGCCGCAAGTGCGCGAGCAGCAATGGCCGGGGCCCGGCGGCAGCTCGTACTACCGCCCGACGCATCCGCGCGATGCCAAGCGCATGTTCATTACCGCGACGCTCGGTCATTTTATCGAGACCGGACGCGTCGAGTGCAACGCGCAAAGCATCGCAAACGCGATTGCCGAGATCAGCGGCGGCTATGACGCCGCGATCGAAGCCATGGAGCCCCCACAGGCGGAATGATTCCTCGTTCCGCCACGAGGCGGCGGCGTCCGGGACATCAGGCGACGGGCGCCGCCGTGCTCATCCCCAGCAATTTCCCGCAACGGAGCATGGCAATGAAACCCGTAAAATCGTCGTTCCTGGCCTCGATCGACTATGACGAAGAAACCAGCACGCTGATCGTCGCGTTTCGCAGCGGCGCGCTCTACACCTATGACGGCGTGCCGCCCGAGGAATATCACAAGCTGATGGGCGCCGAGAGCGTCGGTCGCTATTTCCAGGGCTACATCAAACCCATTTACCCCGCGACGCTCGTGCCGCTGCCGGCGACGAGCAGGCCGACCGAGCTTGCCGCGGGAGGCCGCTGATGCGGCACGCAGCCTTTACGACGACGTTTGCCGATTGCGATGTCGTCGAGGAGATCCCGGCGCAAGAATTTGATGGCAGCGAATTCGCCTGCATCGGCGACACCGATTGCCATCATCCCGGCGGCCATGTGTTCAAGACGAGCTGCGGCGAGACGATGTGCATCTACTGCACAAAGATCGCATGGCGATGATTCCGCCAACCACAACTAGCGTGTCGCGTAATCCCGAAACCATGTCCGGTTGATTGCCGGCGCTATTTGGAGATCGAAGATGAAGGCCAAGAGCACAAAGACCGCATCGGTGCCCCCCTTATTCGTGAAGATCAATCCTCACGCTCCCGCGCTGATCGTTACTGGTCCGTCATCCATTGCAATATGCGCCGGCACGCGCGTCGCCAAACGGAGCTTTCGCAAGACCACGCCGCTCAAAATCCCGCGCGGGGGTCTTAAGGTCGGCGCTGACTATGGCGTAACCATCGACGGCCTTCGCATCGAAAAACTTCCTGCCCAATATACCGGCTGGAAATATCTCGGCGGCTTCCACTTCGCGCCTGGCGGCAATGCCGCGGGGCACGCCGGCGGCAACAATCAGCCGGCCATCAATCCCTGTTCGGTTTGGGATCTCAACTTCCGGCCATCGTGCCGCGACCCTCGCGGAATGGCGCTGATCGAAGGACTAAAGGGAAAGTTTTGGTGCGATATCTATCTGACCGGCGTCGATCATCTGACCGACGGCACGAGCAAATTCAGCGTCCCGATCGCCGACGGCCGGTCACCGCCGCGGAATCTGGCCGGTGGCAATTACGATAAATTCGATTATCCGACCGCCTGCGCCGTCATGAAACACCATGGCAAAGGACTCTTGAGCCTCGACGAGTTTTCTGCCGCGACGGCCGGCGTTACCGAAAAAACGGCATTCGGCGCCGATCCAAAAATCACCGGCCTCGATGCCGCGCGCACCAGCAAATTCGGCTTGATGCAGGCGACCGGCAATATGTGGGTGTGGGGCCACGACGGCGATCCGGACGCGCCGCGCGCTTCCATCTTTGGCGGTTCCTGGCTGTTCGCCGGCGACGCGGGCTCGCGCTACGCGCTCGTCGGCTACGTCGGGCGCCGCGTGCGCGAAGCCCGACTTGCCGCCGGCCAGACGCAAGAATGGCTTGCCGACAAGCTCGGTATCACATTTCAGCAGGTCCAAAAATATGAAAAGGGTACCAATCGGATATCGCCGTCTCGGCTCTATGCGGTTGCGAAGCTTTTCGAGCGCGAAATCGGTTGGTTTTTCCCGGAGAACGACGAAGCCTCTGCGCCAGCCGATAAATTCGCCGAACTCGCCACGACGTCCGACGGGCATCGGCTGGTCAGTGCCTATCTCGGCATTCCCGACAAGAAATTGCACGGGTGCATCGTCGATCTGGCCGAAGCATGCGCGGAGCGGCGGCGATGAGCATCGACAAAGAGGATACGCATGCGGCGGCCGATCCGCGCAGCATCACGATCGCAGCGGACAACAAATTCATCGCCCGCATGACGCGCGCCATTGCGGCCGGCAAGGAAAAGGCGGTCTTCGGCATCAAGGTCGATCTCACGCCGTCGAGCGCTCGCACGGTCCGCGGCGCCGCGATCTTCTCGGGCTGCGGCTCGCCGCCGGCACTATGCACCGATGTCGGCGATCCGGGCGGCGGATGGAATTATGCCTGAGAATGGCATGACATGACCCGGGCGCTGCCCTTCACTCAGGCGAGTCTGCGCCGCGCCATCGATGCGGCGCGCAAGGCTGGGCTGCATGTGACGGGCATCCGTCCGGATGGCACCCTGATCGTGCATGACGGGGACAATCCGGCCGCCGATATTGTCAGCCTGGCGCCGAACGGGCAGCCTATCGCACCCTCCAAATGGGAGGACGTAGAAGCGTGAGCGCTGTGCGGGTGAATTTTCCCTACCTGTTGGCCGATACCGACCGCCACGGCAACCGTCGCCTTTACGTCCGCCGGGGCGCCCGCAAAGTCAGGATCCGTGAGAAGCTTGGCACGGAGGCCTTTGCCCAGTCCTACGCCGACGCCCTAAGCGCGCTCGATCGCGACGCCCCCGCCACGCGCCCGACGATAAAGGCTGCACCTGCGGGGACGCTTGGCTGGCTGGCAGCCTGTTATTTCGGGTCGGCAGAATTTCGTGGTCTTGACCCAAAATCGCAGGCGACGCGGCGCGCGATTATCGAAGAATGCCTGCGCGAGCCGCGCAAGCCTGGATCGACAGATTTGATGCGCGATTGCCCGATCGGGATGCTTTCGCCTGCGCATGTGAAGATGCTGCGCGACCGCAAGGCTGATAAACCGGGCGCCGGCAATAACCGGAAAAAATATCTCTCTTCAATGTTCGGCTGGGCGATCGATTGCGGGATACTGCGCTCCAATCCGGCGCGTGATGTGCGCCGCATTCGCTACGCGACCGCTGGCTTTTACACATGGACGATCGATGATGTACGGCAATTCGAGAACCGCCATCCGGTCGGTACCAAGGCACGCCTGGCGCTGGCGCTGCTTCTTTTTCTCGGCGTGCGCCGGGGCGACGTGGTGACACTCGGGCGGCAGCATGTGCGCGATGGCACGCTACGCCACGTGCCGCGTAAGACTCGGCATAGGCGGCACACTCTCTCCGAAAAGCCAATTCTGCCGATCCTGGCCGACATCATCGCGAAGAGCCCGACAGGATCGCTTACCTTCCTCGAGACCAAGTTCAAAAAACCGTTCACGGCGGCTGGCTTTGGCGGCTGGTTTCGCAAGCGCTGCGACGAGGCGGGGCTACCACAATGCTCGGCGCACGGGCTGCGCAAGGCCGGCGCGAGCATCGCTGCGGAGAACGGCGCGACCGATCGGCAGCTCATGGCGTTATTCGATTGGACGACGGCAAAGCAGGCCAACAGCTACACAGAGGCCGCCAATCGAAAACAACTTGCCGCCGAAGCGTCGCGCTTGCTCGCGCGCGATCAAGTCGTGAACACCGATTGTCCCACCTTGATTGTCCCACCAAAAAATTCAGCGGCATCGCAATGACTTACCGAGGTGCTGGTGGGAGAGGTAGGACTCGAACCTACGAAGGCGTAAGCCAGTGGATTTACAGTCCACCCCCTTTGCCACTCGGGACACTCTCCCGCAACCCGGTTAGGGGTGCTCGGCCGGCAGGCCGGCCGAGGGCGCTATATGGTTGGCGCATCGAGGCTAGTCAATCGAAAACCGGCCGAATTGCCAAGGCATGACCCGCGTGACAGAACCCGGGCATGCCCGAACGTCCCTGGCGGTCCAAACGGCCATCGAACCCGCGCGCGCATCGCGATCATGATCGCGGGCGCGGCGAAAGTTCGCGCTACGAGCGGCACGGCGGCGAGGCTTCCGACGGCGTCATTCTCTATGGCTGGCACAGCGTCACCGCGGCGCTCGGCAATCCGGCGCGGCGCATCCGCAAGCTCTACGTCACCGAGAATGCGCTGCGGCGGCTCACCGAGGAGAATATCGCGCTGCCGCTCGCCCCCGACGTGGTGCGGCCCGGTCAGCTTGCGGCGCGGCTGACGCCCGACGCGGTGCATCAGGGGCTGCTGGCCGAGGCCGATCCGCTGCCCTCGCCCGGCATCGAGGATCTCGCCGACGACGGCATCGTGCTGGTGCTCGACCAGATCACCGATCCGCACAATGTCGGCGCGATCATGCGCACGGCCGCAGCCTTTGCGGTCGAGGCGATCGTCACCACCGCGCGGCATAGTCCGGAGGCGACCGGCGTGCTGGCGAAAGCGGCGTCCGGCGCCCTGGAATTGGTGCCGATCGCCATCGTGCAAAATCTCGCGCGCGCGCTCGCCGAGTTGAAGGAACGCGGCTTTCTCGTGGTCGGTCTCGATTCGAACGCGCCTGACGATCTCGCCGCCATCGAATTGCGCGCGCCGCTCGCGCTCGTGCTCGGCGCCGAAGGCAAGGGCTTGCGGCAATTGACCGGCGCGACTTGCGACCGCTTGGCGCGGCTCGGCCTTCCCGGCGCGATCAAGAGCCTCAACGTCTCGAATGCAGCCGCGCTCGCGCTCTACATCGCCTCGCGCGCGTGTGCGTAACGCAAAAGGCCCGCAATTGCTGCGGGCCTTCGCGGTGTTTGATACCGAGCGAACTACCGCGTCACGGGTAGTGGCGCCAATGCGGTGCGCCGTAATAGGCACGCCGTGCCGGCCCGTAATAGCGCGGGTGCATATAGGCCGGCGAGTGATAGGCGTAGCGCTGCCGATAATAGGGCCGCGCGTAATAGTTCGGATAAGGCGGCTGGCCGTAGCCGTAACCCGGAACATAGGGATAATCGGCGGCCGGCGCGTAAGCGGTTTCCGGCGAATAGGTCGCGTAGGGCTCCGTCACGCCCGGGCCCGTATAGCTCGGGCCTTGATTGACGACATAGAGCGACGCCGCCGCGTAGCCGCGTCCACAACCGCCGCAGCCGCCGCCCCAATTGGCGACGCCGCAACCGCCGCAACCGCCATAACCGACCGAGCCGCAACCGCCGCAGCCGCTCCAGTCGCTCAGGCCGCAATTGCCGCAGCCGTTGAAGCTGCAGCACGGCCCGCCGAACGCGGTCGGCACCACGGGACTGATATAGATCGGCGCCGGCGCGACCGGAGCCGCATAGACCGCGGCCGCCGTCGGCGCGCCGCAGACACCGCAACCGCCATAGGCGGGTGCGTAGGTGACGGGGGCCGCATAGCCCCAATCGCAGCAGGCAGACGCGATCGACGTCATGCCGATCGTGAAGAAAGTGGCCAGAGCCACGAAGGTTACGCGATACGACGACATGACACTCCTCACTCGATTACGGATTTGGGTGTGGGTTGCTGGGTGGATTGCTGGACGGGTCGTTTGGCGCCTTGTTGTTCAGGTCGTTGTGGCGATGTCCGAAACGCGGTGACACTTCGACCGCAATCGGCGGCGGCGGCGTATAGATTGTCACCGGATCCGGCGGCGAGCCCACCGACCAGTTGCGGTAGTAGGTCGGCACCAGCGGCGGCAGCGGGCGATCGGCCGGCGGGATGATCTCGAGGCGGCCGTAGCCGGGGCGCTTGCCGGTTTCGGGGTGATAGGCCGGCTCGTGCGCCGGCAGCGAAACCACAACGGGACGGTAGATCACGATCGGCGCCATCACTCCCGGACGATCGAGACCGAACTCGCCTTCGACCACGCCCCACGACGCATCGATGCCGTTGATATAGACCGGCACGCCGGGCTTGCCCGGAATGACGATCTGCGGCTCGCGTTGCGCGAGCGCCGGACCGGCCGTTACGGCAAGCAACAAAATCCCAAACGCGGGACCATGGACGGGACGCATGAGCGATCCGTGGTGAATGTGCGCAGCGCCGTCACTTTATGGAAAGCTCGGGGCCAATGCGTTTAAAACTGGCTCCTCGAATGACTGAATTATTTGGTAACATTAATTGGTCCCTACCCGGATACGGCTGTCGCTGCAGCGCACCCAAGGCACCCCCGACTTTCGGCTTAAGACCTCTGGCGCACAGACAGCAGCGCAACATCCGATTAACCTTGCCGATTGGATTGCTCCGGGTGCGGACGACGCCGCGCCCGGCAGTCCAACAAGAACGAACTGGCTTCGACAAACGGGGGAAACGTTCATGACGACGATAACAGCGGATACACCGCGCACAGGCGGGATGACGCGCGAAGAAAGACTGGTGGTCTTTGCGTCTTCGACCGGCACGGTGCTCGAGTGGTACGACTTTTACATCTACGGCACGCTCGGCGCCTTTCTGGCCAAATTCTTCTTTTCCAACGTGCCGGCCAATGTCGGCTTCATCTTCGCCTTGCTCGCCTTCGCGGCGGGCTTTGCGGTGCGCCCGTTCGGTGCGCTGATCTTCGGCCGTGTCGGCGATGTGATCGGCCGCAAGAATACGTTCCTGATGTGCATGACCATCATGGGGCTCTCAACCTTCTGCATCGGCCTGATGCCCGGCTACGCCACCTGGGGCATTTTTGCGCCGACGGTGCTGGTTGCGCTCCGCCTGTTGCAGGGCCTCGCGCTCGGCGGCGAATATGGCGGCGCCGCGATCTATGTCGCGGAGCACGCACCGCAGAACAAGCGCGGCTATTACACCTCGTGGATTCAGACCACGGCGACGCTCGGTCTGTTCATCGCGCTGCTCCTGATCCTCTCGATCCGCACCTGGATCGGCGAAGCGGCATTCGCTGACTGGGGCTGGCGCATCCCGTTCCTGGTCTCGGCGCTGCTGCTCGCCGTCACTTTGTGGATCGGCTTCAAGCTCAACGAAGCGCCGCTGTTCCAAAAGATGATCGCGGAAGGCAAGCAGTCCAAGCGCCCGCTGACGGAGGCCTTCGGCCAATGGTCGAATGCCAAGATCGCGCTTGCGGCTCTGTTCGGCGCCACCGCCGGCGAGGCCGTGGTGTGGTACGGCGGCCAGTTCTACGCATTGTTCTTCCTGACCCAGACGCTGAAGGTGCCCTATGTCACCGCCTGGATCCTGATCATGGTGTCGCTCGCGCTCGGCACGCCGGGCTTCATCGTCTTCGGATGGCTGTCGGACAAAATCGGCCGCAAGCCGATCATGCTGGCCGGCTTCGCGCTCGCGGCAGTGACCTATTTCTACATCTTCGCGGGCATCACCCACTTCGTTAATCCGAAGCTGGAGCAGGCGCTGGCGGCGGCGCCGGTGACGGTCACCGCCGACCCGAGCAAGTGTTCGTTCCAGTTCAAGGCGACCGGAACGGAGACGTTCACCACCGGCTGCGACATCATCAAGTCGACGCTGGTTAATCTCTCGGTGAACTACGAGAACGTAGCCGCACCGGCCGGCACCGCGGCAAGCGTGAAGATCGGCGATCAGGTGATCACGGCGGACACGCCGAGCGTGGCCAAAGTGATCACGGACGCGATCAAGGCGCACGGCTACCCGCCGAGCGCGGACGTCAACGACATCAACTATCCGATGGCGATCCTCCTGCTCTGGATCCTGGTCATCTATGTGACCATGGTTTACGGGCCGATCGCGGCCTGGCTGGTCGAACTGTTCCCGACCCGCATCCGCTACTCCGGCTTCTCGCTGCCCTATCACATCGGCAATGGCTGGTTCGGCGGCTTCCTGCCGGCAACCGTGTTCGCCATCGTGGCCGCGACCGGAAATATCTATTCCGGCCTGTGGTATCCGATCGTGGTGGCCTGCATGAGCTTCGTGGTCGGGCTCCTCTTCCTGCCCGAAACCAAAGACCGCGACATCTCGCAGGGCTGAGACAGCGCCCAAACCCAGCGGGGCGGCCGCGAGGCCGCCCCGTTTTTTTATTGGAGCGGCGCAACTCCCACTCCCTGCCTGCGGAGAGCGGGTCGGGATCAGGGGGCCTGCCCTCGTCATTCCGGGGCGCACGAAGTGCGAGCCCGGAATCCATAACCACCGCGCAAGCAGAACTGTCTCAGCAGTCATCCTTCTGCTCCACCTGTGGTTATGGATTCCGGGCTCCTCGCTACGCTCGGCCCCGCAATGACGCCTAGGGCCATCACGCAAACCTCATCGTTCCCGCGACGCGTTCGCGCCCGAGCGTTACAAACTTTTTTCAAACAGCGCGTCATTGCGAGGAGCAAAGCGACGAAGCAATCCAGGCGGCGGTGCAGAACCCTTGGCCGACTTCAGTTCCCGCACCGCCCTCCTGGTTTGCTTCGCTGTCGCTCGCAATGACGAAAGTAAAAAGGAAGCGGAACGCCGACAAACGCTGATCCGTATCCTCCGCACCATCGGGTGCGGCTCTGCCCTTTTGGGGCAGCTCGCCTGTCGGCGTCCCACCACGGCTCTTGCCCAAGGGAGTTGTCGT